TACCGGATAGCGAGCTGTGTCGCGCAATGGTCGCAATCTTCGATCAATACGAAACCCCTTATAGCCCGAATGGAATTAATAACGCTATCAGTGCAATGAAATTACAAATTCCGGTTATTGGTCATCAGCGACAGAACTTAATCGGATTTAGTAACGGTGTGTATAGTTTATCGACACAACAATTTACCCCACACCAGCCGGAAAACTGGCTCATCAATCATAACGGCATTGTTTTCACTCCGCCTGCTGTCGATGAAAATCTGCCAGATCATGCCCCTGCCTTTTACCGCTGGTTATCCCATGCAGCGGGGCACAATGAAAATAAAATGAATCACATTAAAGCGGCGCTGTTTATGATTCTGGCTAACCGTTATGATTGGCAATTATTTCTTGAAGTCACGGGCGAAGGTGGCAGCGGTAAAAGTGTGTTTACCTCTATTGCGACATTATTAGCAGGCGAACACAATACCGCCAGTGGTAATATGAAAGCGTTAGATGAGGCGAGAGGCCGCTATCAGTTTGTCGGAAAAAGCCTGATTACGCTGCCCGATCAGGTTAAATATGTTGGCGAGGGTGCAGGTATTAAGGCTATTACAGGCGGCGACCTGATTGAAGTTGACGGCAAATATGAGAAACAGTTCTCAACTGTGATTAAAGCGGTGGTACTGGCTACCAATAATGAGCCGATGAGCTTTACCGAACGCAATGGCGGCATTGCACGGCGGCGGGTGATATTCCCGTTTAATATTCCGGTCAAGGAATCAGAAAAAGATCCACAATTGCCGGAGAAAATAAGCCGGGAATTACCGGTGATTATTCGCCATTTATTAACCGAATTTGCCGACCAGAATAAGGCTAAAAAATTACTACAGGCGCAACGGGATTCCAGCGAAGCATTATCAGTGAAATGCCACTCAGATCCCTTATATCGCTTTTGTGGTTATCTGGTGTCCGTGGATAATATTATCGGGATGAAGATGGGAAATAAAAATATCGTGCCAAGGGCACCGCGCATTTATCTTTATCATGCTTATTTGTCTTTTATGGAAGCGCACGGGTTTGAACGGCCGTTAACCCTGACAAAATTTGGTGATTCAATCCCCAAGATTATGCAGGAATACCGGAAGGACTATCGAAAAGTCAGGACAAAGCAAGGGTATTCGTATAACGTGGCATTATCCGAAGAGGCCGAAGAATGGCTTCCGGCAGTGCCTGAACTTCGCAGAGGTTAACCCCCCAAATAAACTTTTGGTGTTAACTATACACACTGTGCACTAAAAGGAATAATTACATGATATTAAAGGTAAAAATAAGGTGTATAGTTATCTTTTAACTGTGCACCAAGTGTACATCCTATACACCAGTTATTTATTGTCAGGGTGAACAGTCATGCACAGTTGGTGTATATCATGTACACCGCCACAAACTCAGGCAGGGCAAGGCATTCAGGGGAAAATGCACAAGGTGTACAGTTGAGAGGGACAAAAAAATTTTCAGGGGGTATCTTCTGGCAGGCAAATAAAAGCCGGAGGAATCTAAGAAGATAAATTTAGTGCATCAATTTGTTTTTTTATTAGGGTACTATCTGAAATTTAAATTAGGTAATTATCTGATTTTATTTAAGAAGAGAGATTAATCACAATTTTGCTGGTGATCTTTTATTCATGTTGGAATAGATAAGCATTGCTGTTATATCCTGTTTAATTGATGCTATATGGAAATCGTGACACAAATCACTTGATTGTTACATGCCTTAATAGTAATTAATGAAATTATTCATGACGAATATTATGGAGAATTGAGGAATGACACATAAGAAATATAATCCCACTTGGGATGGCTATATGGGGGATGTTTTAAGGGGGAATGTGGGAATTAATCAGCTAAAGCCTCAACATGAATTTTTTGATGCTATTGGTCTAGAAAAAGTATTGAGGGATAATACCCAGTATCACTTTGTTCTCACATTATCAGAAGCTCAAAGCATTATTGAGGATATCAGTCCCCGCCGTCCACAAAGTCCAAATCATGGAGAAGCATTTGCAAGAGGTATGAACGAAACACACCTAAGTTATGAAGAAGCATTTGCAAGAGGTATGGACGCAGGAAACAAGAAAAAAAATCCTATGGCGCGTGTATTTTCTGTCACTGATCCCATATCTACCTACGCAGGAAATATCTATGATTCACGTGGATTCCATGATGTTGTTCGAGAATTTAAGAGCTTAGGCATTAAAGCGGCAGAACATGTAGGAAAAAATGGGGAAAGGTATATTCACATATCAGGGCATGCAGGTCTTCGGAATCGTATCATGGGGACACGATATCGTGCCCAAAATCCCCAAATGCTTGGAATGGGAATTGGGCAGCAGGGTCTTAATGCAAGCGTTGTTCAAGGAGTTAGATTCTCCATCATTTTTTCTATTGGATATCGAGTAATAGAAAGTATTTTTAAGGATGAATATACGCTAGCCGATTTTCTTGGAAATGTAACCATGGATATGGCTAAAACTGCTATTATCGCGACAGCCTCTTGGGCTGTCGGTTCAGCTTTAATTGCTACAGCCGCTTTAGGTGGCAGTATAATTGCTGTTGCGGGAATAGTTCTACTTGCTGGTTTTGCAGTGGCTTATATTTTAGATGCTCTTGATAAGCAATATGGGATAAGTGAAAAATTAATAGCACTCATAAAAGAAGAAATGAAGAGAAAACCAAGAACACCGGAAGCGGATTTACGGCATTTTTTTAATGGATTAGGAAGGTTTAGGTGAATAGTAAATACCTTAAAGCATTAGGTGTGCTGATATTATTATTGTTAATGACATTTATAGTTGCTTTCATTATTGACGATGCTATTTCATTAATATTAATGAAAGATGAAATAAGATTTTCTGGCACTGTTGTCATGGTTGTTATGTCTTCACCTCTATTATTATATTCGTTATCAAGCTCTGTTTTTTTCTTTATCTTTGATAGACTACCTAAATTTAACAAGATAGTTGTTAAATATCTTAGTAGGTTGATGATTGCATCATTTATAATTGGTTTTCCTATCTCTTTTTATGTTGATTATAAGTTAAAAAGTGATGGTTATCTGACATGCGATAAATTATCGTGGATGTCACCAACCACCTATGTAAAAGATTTATCACTGTGTAAATGAAAAAGTTTGTAAATATTCTGTCCTCGTGTTTTCGCAAGTTTAGCCTCTGAATGTCAGGGGCTTTTTTATTGTTTTTCATGATGCTAAATAGTGTTTAAAGCATATAAAAACCAACCGCAAAACACCATGAAAAAGCTACTTGAATTACGCCAGCAAAAGGCAACCCTTACCGAACAAATGCGCACCCTGCTCACCAAAGCCGAAACTGAAAAACGTTCCTTGACCGCAGAGGAAGCCAAACAGTTCGACGAACTGCGCAGCCAGTCCGACGCCCTGAACGCCGAAATTGCCCGTTATGAGTCACTGGCTGATGAAGAACGCAATCAAGTAAGATCCCAGCCGACCAGTGAAAAACTCAGCAACGACGAACTGCGACACTATATCCTGACCGGCGAAACCCGCACCTTGTCTACAGGCGTGCCGTCAGAGGGTGGCTATACCGTTATTCCTGAACTGAACAAGCAGATCATGCAGCAATTGGCTGATGAGTCGGTCATGCGCCGGATCTGTACCCTCAAGACTACGCGCAGCAACGAATACAAACAGTTGGTTTCAGTCGGTGGCGCAGCGGTAGCCCACGGGGAAGAGGGCAAGGCACGCGGTGAGACGTCCACGCCGAAGATGGAAGAAGTCAGCATTAAACTGTTCCCAATTTACGCTTACCCCAAAACCACGCAAGAAATCATCGACTTTAGCGACGTGGATATCTTGGGCTGGTTGACTGCTGAAATTGCAGATACCTTCGTCGATACTGAAGAAACCGATCTTGTCAGTGGTGACGGCAGCAAAAAGGCGAAAGGCTTTCTGTCTTATCCCCGCGATACCCAAGCCGACAAGGTACGTGCATTTGGCACACTGCAAAAGCTGGAAGCAGCCAAACTTGAGGCGGATAGCCTGATTGACCTGAAATTCCTGCTCAAGAATAAATACCGCAAGAACTCAGTGTGGGTGATGAACTCAACAACGGCGGCTCAGGTGCAGAAGCTGAAAAATGGCAACGGCGATTATATCTGGCGCGAACGTTTGCAAGCGGGTGATCCTGATATGTTGCTGGGCTTGCCTGTCCATTACCTCGAATTTATGCCCGATAACATCATTGGTCTGGGCGACTTCAAGCGCGGTTACTTCATTGTTGACCATCAAACCGGAACCCGTACCCGTCCTGACAATATCACCGAGCCGGGATTCTATAAGGTACACACGGATAAGTATTTAGGTGGTGGGCTGGTGGACTCCAACGCAATCAAGGTACTGGAAATCAAAGCAACCAGTAAATAAGCAAGAGGGGCACAGCGCCCCTTTTCCGTCTTGGAGTTCATCGAATGAATGATATTGAATTAAGAACGGCATCACTTTCTGCCAGCGATAAGAAGCTGACCGGTTATGTGATTAAGTGGAACAGCCGATCACAAATCTTATGGAATGAATTTGTCGAACAGTTCGCCCCGAATGCGTTTAGTGCCAGCTTAACTTCTGGCGTCGATGTCAGGGCACTTTATGAACATGATCACATGAACCTGTTAGGCCGCACCACGTCCGGCACATTGCAATTAAGTGAAGATGCCACCGGATTACGCTTCGAGTTAACCCCACCCGATACGCAATTAGGGCGTGATGTACTGACACTGGTTGAACGCGGTGATATTTCTGGAATGAGCTTCGGGTTCAGGGCATTGAAGGATCAGTGGGATGTGGGTCAGGAGCCTTATATCAGGACAGTATTAGAAGCCGAACTGAGAGAAATCACTATCACCAGCTTACCCGCCTACCCTGAGAGTGGCGTGGAGATCGCCAAACGTTCACTGAATGCAGTTAAGCCCTGCAATTTGCGCCACTACTGGCTGCAACTGTCCGAGGTGTAACCATGTGGCCGTTTAAGCGTAAAGAGCCTGAGACTCGCAGTATGACCATTGATGAGTTTCTTTCTCTGGCAGGCGTATCTAACACCAAATCGGGCGAGCACGTTTCACCCTCGACAGCCGAAGGTTTACCCGCCGTGATGAATGCCGTCACGGTGATTAGTGAAGCGGTGGCAACCATGCCCTGTTACCTTTATCGGGTACAGCACCAGAACGGGAAAGAGTCCCGTGAATGGTTGAGTGATCACCCTGTGGATTATTTGCTCAATGAGTGTCCGAACGACTGTCAGACACCGTTTCAGTTTAAGCGCACCCTGATGCGCCATTGTTTACTGAATGGTAATGCCTATGCGGTGATTGTCTGGGACAACGACGGACAGCCACAATCGTTACACCCCTACCCGCCGTCAGCGGTTGTATCTCAACGGTTATCGGATCACCGGTTCGCCTATACCATCACTGAACCTTATAGCGGCAAGGTCAAAACCTACCTGCAAGAAGAAGTCTTACATTTACGCTATGCCACCGAAGATGGCTTTCTGGGGCGTTCGCCTGTCACCATTTGCCGTGAAACATTGGGCTTAGGTCTGGCGCAACAACGCCACGGCTCAAGCATTATGAAAGAGGGGATGATGGCGGCGGGCGTGATTAAATCCGCTGATTGGTTAGATGGCACGAAAGGCGCTAAGGCACTGGAAGCCCTCGAACGTTACAAGGGCGCTCGCAATGCAGGCAAAACACCGATCCTTGAAGGCGGGATGGAATACCAGCAATTAGGCATGAGTAATCAGGATGTGGAGTGGCTGGCCTCTCGTCGTTTCACCATTGACGATATCGCCCGGATGTTCAACGTCAGCCCTATCTTTCTGCAAGAGTATTCGAACAGCACCTACAGCAACTTTAGTGAAGCATCACGCGCTTTTCTGACGATCACCATGCGCCCGTGGCTTGCCAACTTTGAACAACAAATTAAATCCGCCTTGCTGATGGCGTCACCGAAAAAGGGCATTCGCTACCAAGTTGAATTTGATACCGCCGATTTGCTGCGTGCCAATCCGAAAGAACGCTTCCAGAGTTATGAAACCGCGATTAAGTCAGGGGTGATGTGCCCGAATGAAGCCCGCGAACGCGAGGGATTATCACCCCGTGAAGGGGGTGATGAATTCAGTCAGGCATGGAAGCAAACGGTCGAGGTGAAGAAACAACCGGAGGGCAAAGAATGAGAGCAGGCGCATTGAGGCATCGCGTTACGTTACAGAATTTTACCCAGATCAACTTGCCATCGGGTCAGCGTATGCAGGTGTGGCAGGATATCGCCACGGTCTGGGCAGAGGTCAAATACATTAGCGGGCGTGAATTGATGGCCTCCGGTGCAGTGTTCACCGAAGCCACCGTACGTATCTGGCTGCGCTACCGTGCTGATATCACCACTGCAAACCGCATCTTCTATCAGGGTGACAGTACCAACGGTCAATT